ATGCAAGCAGTTAAGGTACAAATCAATTTTTCAGAATGGGAAAAAGTAGGTGATTTTATTTCTGAAATGAACGTGGATGAAGATATGGTAGCTTATGCTATTGATAACACAACTATAGTGATAGCGACAGCTGGAGAATGTTCTATGGCTTATGCAAAGGCACAGCTGGAAACTTGGTTTAATGATCCTATTATTGAAACCATTAAATAAGGAAAATATGAAAAAAAGGATTGTAGTTGAGTACGGGAAAATATCCCAAATCTCGAAAGACTTTAGGGTGACGAGGCAGGCGGTTTATAAGGCTTTGAACTATTTGAGTAATAGTTCAAAGGCAATATTAATCCGAAAGGTAGCCCTTGAACGTGGAGGTATTGAAATCGGTGGTCAAAAGGAAACGGTATGAAAAAGAAGTTTTTACTCCTCTTTGGAGATGAGTTCAAAGAGTATTCCTCTTTGACTGCAAAGCAAAAATTTTATGTGTGGTATTTCTGCCTGAGTTTATGCTTTTTATGTATAACTGATGATAGTCCGATATGGGCTGTTATAGTGGTAGTCTTGAATTTTGCTAATGCCGCCCGTCTGATTAAAAAAGTACCAATTTCAATTGATGACAAAGATATATAAATAAGTCAATCCCGGACGGTCTTTTGAGGTGGTTCGACTCCGCTTCCGGGAGCTAAGATTTTAAAATAATGGAGTATTTCAATAAAATAGTATGCGTAACAGTTCAGGAATTAACTGATTCCGAAAATGGAGAACCAGTGATTTCGCTATGGACGCTTTATTCTTTAATTCGGAGAGGTAAGGCTCAACGGGTTAATAGAGGCGGTGGTCTTGATAATTACGCTCTTATTGATTACTTATCCTTACCTGAACGCTATCGGATCCGCTTTGAGCAAAAGTATGGTGATCCGGTGGAGCTAATCAAAGAGCAGTGTATGAAAGACAGGCTTAAAATAGATGATGCCGCCCGAACATTCTTTGAGGATTATCGATATGACAAGGCTGGCGAGATGGTGAGCCTTACCGAAAGGAAAAAAGAGGAATACACCATAAACGCCTCGGTACTGAACGAGTTGATATCCATCCTGAATGACCGGGAGGGGTATCGTAAGGCTTTAGGTGGCAGTACAAAGAAAGTATGGGAAACGATTATCGGAACGGTAGACCGCCTCCGTGACTCTTATGGCCACACGCTGCCTGAAAACGCCGCCCGGCTGAAAGACAAGATAAACCAATACAAGAAAGAGGGGTATTCCTGTCTGATCAGCAAAAAAATGGGAAATGATAACACCCTGAAAATAACCGAGGAAGCCGGTAACATGATTATAGCGTTAAAGCGTAGCAGCGTTCCCGTTTATACAGATGCTCAAATATTCGTGGAATTCAACCGGATTGCAGGCGAGAAAGGCTGGAAACAGCTCCGGAGCATTCAGAGCCTCCGTGGGTTCCTGAACCGTCCTGACATCGAACCGTTGTGGTACGATGCCGTTCACGGGGAGCTGAAAGCCCACCAGCGTTACAGCCGCAAGAATAAAACCGAGCTTCCCTCGATGCGTGACTCCTTGTGGTACGGTGACGGTACGAAAATCAATTTGTATTACAAGGATTACGACAAAGATGGTAAGCTGGTGGTTCGTACCACTCAGGTTTACGAGGTCATCGATGCTTATTCGGAGGTATTTTTGGGATACCACATTTCAGACAGCGAGGACTACGAGGCGCAATATAACGCCTACCGCATGGCCATTCAGGTATCAGGTCATAAGCCTTACGAGCTGGTGCATGATAATCAAGGAGGCCACAAAAAGCTGCAGAACAGCAATTTCTTCGATAAGATTGTCGGCCATGTTCATAGAACCACGGCTCCATACAGCGGGCAATCCAAAACGATAGAGAGCGTTTTCGGACGTTTTCAGGCAGAGGTTCTGCACAAGGATTGGAGGTTCACCGGCCAAAATATCACCGCCAAGAAAGACACGAGCCGCCCGAACTTGGAGCGTATCGAGGCGAACAAGGATAAACTTTACACTCTGGCCGAACTGAAAGCGGCATACGCTGCCGCCCGGAAAGAATGGAACGAAAGTAGACATTTTGCTACCGGATCGAGCCGTATGGAAATGTACAAAAACAGCGTGAACCCTGATACCCCGGCGGTGGGTGTTCTCGACATGATCGAGATGTTTTGGGTGATGACGGACAAGCCGTCCACTTATACCGACAACGGCTTGAAAATAACCATTAAGAAACGTGAGTTCACATACGAGGTTTACGAGGCTCCGGGTGTTCCCGATCACGAATTCCTCAGAAGCAACAGGGGGCAAAAGTTCTACACCATGTATGATCCTTATGACCATACCTCGGTACGGCTCTACAAGAAAGATAAGGCAGGAGAGCTGAGATTTGTGCGGACGGCGGAGCCTTATATCGTTATCCACCGTAACATTCAGGAGCAGACCGAGGGTGAAATGTCCTTTATCCGCCGGAATATCGAGGCGAACACGGAGGATCGCATCGAGCGTCAGGTTGATGCACGTATCATCGAGCAGGCGCACGGCGTGAGCATGGAACAACAGGGACTCAAACGCCCGAAATTGAAAGGTGCAAAGAGCGAAACAGAGCGTGAAATTGAACGCCGTGTCCGCCGGTACAGTCAGGATCCGGAACAGCTCTCCGCCGGTAAGGTTACAAAGATGATAAGCAATATCACGTTTGACCAGCTGAATGGGGATATCCGCCTGAATGAAAAGAAAGTAGCAGGAAAATTATAATTCTAAATAAAATGAACAGTACAATGACACATCAAGAAAAAGAAAGTATCCGTGAGGCTCTCCGGGTATATGCAGCAAAGTATTCCAGCCAAAAAAAGGCTGCGGCAAGTTTGAACGGCGTATCTACCGGGACGCTGAGTGCCGTGATTAACGGCAAGTACGAGAATATCAGTGATGATATGTTCCGTAATATTATCGCTCAGATTACTCCTGCAGCTGCGGCCACGGGGTGGCAGCTGGTGGAAACGAATTCCTTTCAGGAAATATGGTATGCCCTGAGCGATGCGCAGGAGTTTAAAAAAGTCCGCTGGATCGTGGGTGGTGCGGGGTGCGGCAAAACAACGACAGCCACCATGTACGCCCAAAAGAATCAAAAGGTATTCGTTATCCTTTGTGACGAGGATATGCGGAAAGGTGATTTTGTCCGGGAGATTGCCCGTAAGCTTGGTTTTAAGACTTGCGGGATGCGTATCCGTGAAATATTGGACTTGGCCATCGAGAGCATCATACAGATGGAAAATCCGCTTTTGGTGTTCGATGAGGGTGATAAGTTGAACGATAACGTGTTCCACTACTTTATCAACCTGTATAACCGGCTGGAGGGTAAATGCGGGATTACTTTCTTATCTACCGATTACATCCAGCATCGTATTGATTGCGGTTTGAACCACAACCGGAAAGGCTATAACGAGATTTATTCCCGCATCGGGCGTAAGTTCTTTGAGCTGGAGCCAACCTCCTGTAATGATGTATTCGCCATTTGCCAAGCCAACGGGCTGATGGATAAAAAACTGATTGCAAATGTGATCGATGTGACGGAGAAATCGGAGTTTGATTTGCGATGCGTGAAAGATGCTATTCACCGGGAGAAAAAGGTGGCAGCAGCGAAATAGTATAAAAACCTGTTCAAACGCTGGTTGAACGGCGTTTGAACGTAATTCAAAAAGTATATGAAACAAATTGTTTTACCACTCGCAAGCCGGTTTCCGGTAGGCCATTTTAAAAGAGGCCAGCTCACCGGCTTTCCTGAGAAAGTGATTAAAGGAACTAAGATCCACACGTTCCGTGAGGATCCGGGCAAATGGGCGTATAACGTGGAGCTTATCAACTCCCATAATGCGGAGCTATCTATCCGCCGGTGGATTGGCCGTCCTTATCATACCCCGCAGCTGGAGGTGAAAAGGTTGAGAAAAATCGGTATCCAGCAGGTGCAGATGACATGGGACTCTGATATCGAGCAGCCGACCGTTTTCATAGACGGGAAACAGATCCTAAACGTGGAGCAGTTGGCAGCTAATGACGGGATGACTCTCGATGATTTCGTGAGCTGGTTCTTTAAGACCTCCAATACTTTCGAGGGAGTGATTATTCATTTTACAGATTTCAGATATTGATTTATGGCACGGGCATTATCGGTAACAGAAGCAGTAAGCATGAAGAAAGAAACGCTCAAGCTGACAGGCGCATGGGCGGATGCTTTCGGAGAGCCTGAACGGATTGGTGTTTGGTTTATTTGGGGTAATAGCGGTAACGGGAAAAGCAGCTTTGTCATGCAGCTTTGTAAAGAGCTGGCAAAGTTCGGGCGGGTGGCTTATGACAGCCTCGAAGAGGGTGCGAGCCTTACTATGCAGAACACGCTCCTCCGTTTCAATATGGCCGAGGTAAACCGCCGTTTCCAGCTGCTTGACTGCGAACCGATGTCCGAACTTAGTGAAAGGATGGATAAACATAAAAGCCCCGATTTTTACGTCATCGACAGTTTTCAATACACCCAAATGAGCTATAAGGAGTACATCAAATTCAAGGAGGCGCACCGGAACAAGCTGCTGATTTTTATCTCCCATGCGGACGGACGGAACCCTGATGGCCGGAGTGCAAAGAAAGTGATGTATGATGCCTCCCTGAAAATTTACGTGGAGGGGTTCCGGGCTTTCTCGAAAGGCCGTTTTTTCGGCTCCGTGGGGCATTTTACGATTTGGGACGAGGGTGCGGTAAGATATTGGGGAGATAACACTTAAAACGAACGGGAATGAGCAAAAACAACCAAATGATATTGATCTCGCCTCCCATGTTTATCGGGGAGGGAAATAAGAAAGAAAGTATCTCCAGCAAAGGCCACCGGTGTAGCCATTGCCACGGTAACGGTTTCTTTTGGGGAGAGGAACAACGGGAACGGGTGAAAATAGATTGCCCGGTCTGTAAAGGTAGCGGTAAACTCGATGCCGTGATAACAATCGAGTGGGAACCTGCAAAATAAAGTGAGTAATGGAAAAAGAAGTACCTGAAAATATATTGGGAAAAATCAGAAAACTGATCAGATTGAAAGAGTCCGCTATAAAGATCGGATCCGAGGGAGAAGCCCATGCCGCTGCGGAGGCCGTGAACCGGCTGCTTACATCCTATAACTTGTCCTTGATGGATGTTGCCCCGGAAGAACAAAAGAATATGATATCCGTGGGTGAATCGGAGAAAATAACCTATCAGGACACGTATGGGAATATTTGGAAACGGGATTTATTGCGGATTATATGCGAGTATAATTTTTGCCGGATTTTGTTGCATGGAGGTACGACTTACATGGTGGTAGTCGGTACACGGGAAAATGCGGAGGTTGTGATCTCGCTTTATAATTACTTGAGGTCTGTATTCCGCCGGTTGTCGGTAGAACGTTGTACCGAGTATGTGGCTACTCGCAGAGGGTATTACCGGACAAAGAAGTTTAAGCGGAATTATATAAAATCTTATTTGTTGGGATGTTGCACCGGTTTGCGGAAACAATTTGAGAGCATTCGGAAAACAGCGGAGGAAACCGGTCTGATGCTGTGTCACAACCATTTGATTGATGATTATTTTCAATCGATAGGCACAACCACCCATAAATCCAAGAACCGGAATAAAGTGAACACCTCCGCCTATTGTTCCGGGTATGATGACGGTTCAAAGATCAATTTAAACAAGCAAATCAATGGGAAATGATCTTTATCAAATAGGCTTACCGGTGGCCTCTTTAAGTACAGTCCTGATGGATTGGACTTGCTTCAACCGACCGGAGAAATTGCTGATCAGCCCGGCCAAGAAAGATGAATGGGCGGTGGTTGAACTCCGGAACCCGGAGCTGGCCGCAGCTATCATCAAGGACGTGCCGGAGGCAATGGTAAAAGTAGTACAACAACCTGTAAAAGTCGTGCAAATATGAAAGCATTATCAGCATTAAGACAGGTATTCAGCCTGAAAAAGAACGAGGAACTCGGCAGAAAGTTTTCTCCCGAAGATTTGAAACGTATTGTCGATGCGATGAAAGAGTATGCGGCATCCAAGCTGCAGGAACAGCGAGCCATTTGTCAGCGTGAATTTGAGTTGGCTTATGACTCCGGCGAAAGTAATTTGGGGATGAACCCGGCCATTACCGAATTATACGTTCTGCAATCCTTAAAAGAAAGTGAAACCCCTGAACTTGATTGATTATGGTAAAGACAAACAGTTATTCACGTTTTTGGACGCTGCTGGCGAAAATACCCTGTTCTGACAGGGACGGTTTAAAGCTGCAGCTTGTATCCAGCTTTACGAATGGCCGGACGGACTCTCTGAGAGAAATGACCTTGAGTGAATATAACTCGATGATACGGGAGATGGAGAAGCAGACCGGATCCAGCCGCCCGGTCAGTTACGAGGTTCTGAAAAAGAAACGTTCCGCCGTTCTTCACCAAATGCAGTTGATGGGTATTGATACGGCAAATTGGGCGGCGGTGGATAACTTTTGTTTGGGCGTTCGTATCGCAGGA